AAAAAAAAAATAAATTTGATATAATTAATCATGTCATGGCGATGTAGCTCAGTTGGCTAGAGCACACGGTTCATACCCGTGGTGTCGAGAGTTCGAATCTCCCCGTCGCTACCAATAGAATTTGATAAGGCCTTGTATTTCAAGGTCTTTTCTATTATTTGAGTGAAAACCCTTATAAAATAAGGGCTAAAATGTTAATATTTATTCTAAAGAAGTTCATTTGTATTTAAAAAAAATAAGACCAAAATAAGACTAAAATTCGTGTTTTAAGACCAAAACAAGACCAAAACAAGACCAAAATAAGACCAAAATAAGACCAAAATAATCTTACAATATTGAGTCGAATATAATATATAAATAAAAACCGTTTACCAAAAACAAGTCCAAAAGTTATGGACTTGTTTATTTTTTTTATTTACATATCTCTGAATATCTCGCTATATGTACTTTTTATTTTGTAAGGTTTTCTATTATATTTTTTAAATAACTTAATTAGTTTATTCTTTTCATTTTCAATCACAATTATTCCTGTTCTAGTAATACTTTTTTGCCATATTTCACTTGAAGCATCTATATTTTCACTTCTTAAACTAGAAATAAAATCTTTAACTACATATACTTTATTATAAATATTACGAGTCCTTAAAGAATACTCATCATAAATACTACCATATTTTTCATAATCATCATTTAGTTCTTCCCATGTTATCTCTTTAATTATGTCAAATTCAGATAAATCATAATTTAAAATTCCAACTATCTTTACTTTATTATTACCAAAATAATAAGATTTTTTATTGTTAATTATTTCTTCATAATTTGTTGGATTATATTCTCCACTACTTGTTTCTATACCATTACTGATTATTAAGTTAGCTAACACATTAGAAATCATTATTTCATTATCATTAATTGGAACTCTTCCAATAATATCTGCTTCAAAATATTCATCAAAATTATTTGTTGTTACTATATCACATTCTGCTGCCCAAAATGAAAATGGTGTTGTTTTACTCTTGTTTTTTATTTTCATAATATCTATTAATGGGACATATCCCATGATATCTGTTGATTCTATATGATAGTTTGTAAAGTGATAAACTGTTTCATATTTAAAATTATTGTTGTCTAAATATGATACAATATCCTTAAATTCTGAATCACTTATTTTTAAATAATTTTCTGTCATTTCATCTTCATTATATTGTTTTGATTTTATTATTTCAACAAATTGCTCCTTATTATCAACTAACATTTGAATTTCTTTTCTTGTAATGTCTATAGTTTGAAAATATTTTTGAAAGAAAAGAAAATATGACAATATTAAAACTAATGTAACAATAATGCTGATACATCCAATAATTATTTTATTCTTTTTTTTCTTTTCTTTTTTTATGTGATTCAAAAGTTCTTGATCTTCCTTTAATAAAGCATCTAATGATATTTTATATATATCACATAGTTTTATTAATGCAAGTATATCTGGATAACATTTTGAATTTTCCCAATTTGATATAGTTTGTCTAGATACATTTAAAATATCAGCTATGTCCTCCTGTGAAATATTTTTTTCTTTTCTCAAATCTTGTAACGTTTTTCCTAAATTCATTTTTTACTTCCACCTTTCTAATCAAATTATATATTATTTATTTATAAATTACTATCAAAAATATTTTACATTGATAAATATCAAATATTTATTACATATTTTATAATAATTTTTTTGTTAATGTTTATTTTGCTAATTTTTATTAGTAATAACCATTTACAAGACTAAAAATATTTTGACCAAAAAAAGTTAGATTGATTTCTAACTTTTTTTGTTAAAAATTCGGACCCACCTATGTGAATATCGTAATTCTTACATTTTTTTGTTTAAAAAATTCGGACCCACCTAAATATAAATATTTCTGACACTATTTTTTTCCACTTTTTCTTCAATAATATTATTAATTATATCTAATTCTTCATTATATTTCAATAAATATATTTCTGGACTCGGCTCTTCAATTTCATCACATTTTTCCAAATACAACTGTTTTTCAGTATTAATAATCTTTTTCATTATTTTATGCTTCTCTTTTATTAAATCTTCAAATTCCATTTTTTTAAATTCTTCTATTGTTCTAGGTGCTACTATCATTTTATCCCTCCTAATTATCTAGATTGATTATATCATATTTAATATTTTATTACATCTAAAATATCATCAAATGTTATTTTTGCATTATCTAATATCAATTCCCTGTATACTTCATCTATTTTTTTTATATTTCCAATTATTTCATTATAATCTAAATTATCGTAATAAGTAATTTTTACTTTATCGCCTTTTTTTAAATCTTTAATTTTTTCATTTAATTCAAATTCCATTTCTTCTGATATACTTTTCTTTGTATTACATTTCTTACAAGCTTGTTCTAATCCTTCCCTAAACCCAGCAATTGCATCAAATGGCATAAATATACTAGCTCTTTTTTTATTCAGCATTATGTCCTCCTAATAATTTATTCCTTTTTATTTGTGTTCCGTTTTCAGTAAAACTAATTCCTCTTAGTATAGAATTTTTTCCATATTTATTTTTTATTTCGTTCATAGCAATCTCTATTCTTAAATCTTTTTCATTTATTTCATGAGTATCAAATATACTCAATTGTTCAATTACTTTATCCTTTAAATTACCAAAAGATATGGATATTCTTCTTATTAAAACTGACTCATTAATTCTAAAATCATATTCATTAAGAATTTTATTTACAATTATAGTAAAACTGCTTGTTTCCTGTTCTAGTTTAAAAGTAAATTTAGTTGGTGGAATTTTATCTTTCGTATAACCAATTAAAACACTTACAGTAGATGCAAATTTATCCTTGCTAACCAAATCTAAAACTAAATTATCTATCATTTCAATTAGTATGTTTCTTGCTTCCACATAATTATAATCTCTGTCTAGGATATGTGAATTAGATATTGAATTAGATTTAGGTTTATATTCTTTTACATCTTTTATTGTACAAGGTTCTATTCCTTTAGAGTGGTCTATTAACAATTCTGCATTAACACCAAACTCTTTATATAATATAGATTCATCACAATTGGCTATATCATACATATCTTTTAAATGTAAATTATAAAGTTTATTTTCTGTAGCTCTTCCTATTTGCCAAAAATCAGTTAATGGTGTATGATGCCATAATTGTTCTTTATACAATTCTTCATCTAAATATCCTATATTATCTTTAGAATGTTTAGCTGTAATATCTAAAGCTATTTTTGCAAGATACATATTTGTTCCTATACCAGCAGCCGCTGTTATTCCAGTTTTTTTATATACAGCATCTATTAACATTTTAGCAAATTCTTTTGGAGTTTTATTATAATAATTTAAATATGGAGTTGCATCAATAAAACATTCATCTATTGAGTATGCAAACCAATCATCTCTGTTTACATAATTTAAGTAAATACTATTAATATAAATAGAATATTGTCTATATAGAATCATTCTAGGTTTTGCTATTATAGGATGAATATATTTAGGTATTTCATACATTCTACATCTATTCTTTATACTCCTTTTCTTCATTTTAGGACTAATAGCTAAACATATAGCACCATCTCCTCTAGTAGAATCAGCAACCACTAAATCTGTTTTAAATGGATCTAATTTTCTTTCAACACACTCTACAGATGCAAAAAAAGTTTTTAAATCTATACATACATATACCTTGTTCATCCTATCACCAAAAAAATTATAACACGAATATCTGTTCGTGTCTAGTGGTAAATAAAAAAGATTACTCAGACTGAGCTAATCTTTTACATTTATAATTTCTGTCTCCTATTTATTTTATTTTTTCATTTATTTGATTTTTAATATCTTTTGTTGTTTCTCTAAATTCAACTATAGTACTATTTTCAAAAATTGATTTAATATTATCATCTACATTGTTTACTCCCTCATTAATCATAAGCTCAAATTCATAAGTTTTACCTTCTTCTAAATATACTAATTTAGGACTATTAACAATTACTTCATTTAAAACATTATCATTTCCTTTTATTTTTATTTGGTAGTCATTATAACCAACATATTCAATTTTTTCTATAAAATAAGTTCTTACAAATGTATAATTATTATCTTTGCAAAAATTATTTTTATATCCCATTTTTACATTACCAATATAAATGTCCTCATTACCGTCGTACGTATGACATTTCAAAAGCGCTAAAGTTCCGTTTTTATCTATTTCAAATTTTTCTCCAGCATAATTAGTAAGTACTTCAGTTTCAAATGTTTTGAATGGTAAAAATTCTATAATATTTTCTATTGCATTTTTATTTTTCTTTATATAACTTTTTAAATCAATTGATTTATCATTAATATTTACTTTTATGTTATTGATGCAATATGTATAAATATTTATATTATCTTTTGTCATTAATAATTGCGGTTTATTATTGCAATCACTAATATTATTGAATGTTATGTCTGTGATACTATCATTTTTTGTACATCCTGTAATAAGGAAAATTAAAAAAATAAAAATTGTTTTCATTTTACTCATAAAAACCTCCTACCATAAGTATTAACTACTTTTAGTATACCAAAAAAAAGAAAGAAATACAATTTAATATTATTTCTTTCCTATAATAAACTAATTTAATTCAATATACTCTGAATATACAAATATACTACCAGTTTCTTCCTCTTTAGACTCTACATCAATTACATAATATAATTTGTCCTTTTCTGCATCATAGTATTTATGTTCTCCAATTATGCTATATTTATAAATTATTGGTTCAAACATGTCTGGTGAATAATATTTTTTCAGTGTATAGAATTTTTCAAGTTCTACTTTGTCTATACTACTTTTTACTTTTTCAACATTATTTTTTTCTAAAATAGATTTTTTTACATCATTTATCTCTTTTTCTTTTTCTACAGATAATGTTTTAGACATTTGACTTCTCTTGCTTGACATTAATTTATCTACATTTATGCCATTTGTATTGTCATAAACCTTTGTAATTTTTGATAAATCAGAATTGAAGAATACAGTATAAGCTAAGTTTGTTTCTACTCCATTAATCTTTAAAATTATATCATATATAGTTTCTGTTCCTTCATCAGTAGAAGGATTGCTTTTCTCTATTATATAGTTATCAATATCAAAAGTAGAATTAATATTTGTTTTAATAATATTTTCTATCTCGCTAATTATATTTTGTTCTGTATGGTTATCTATGTTTTTATTAATTAAGTACTCCCTATTATCATCAATAGAACGTACAACAGATGAACCACCTAATGAATTAACAGTCGCTGAGGTTGAACCAGCTACGTGTAACTCTTTTACATTATTATTAGAATAATTAAAACTATTAGCATAATTAACAGCTTGTTGAATTGTATGACCTGATGCTAAATAAGGCCAAAATCTATTTTGCCAATCTGCTATTGAATTTCTATAAATCACAAGTTTCCAACCAATAGCAGTTCTAGCACCTACATTATTAGCATAGTGTGTTATACTTGAGTTATTAGATGCCGTATTACATCCTTGAAACATAATTAATTTTATTTTACTTGCGTTAAAAACTCCAATTCCAATTGTTCCGTAAGGTGATGAATAATTATAAGTATTTGTATTTGTTATCATAATATTGTATTCAGGCCCTGTTCTACCAGAAGTCGTAAAACTTACATTATTATAAGCTCCATGCCCTGCCAAATATATAACATCGGATTCTAACCACCACCTAGTTGGTGAAACACCCGGTATCTCCATAAAAATATTTGAGTATGTAGGACCAGTTCTAGCAATAGCACTATATCCCATAGAAGACATTTGTCCTTGAACATAAGTAGCAAAAGTTCTAGTATCTTCCCCATTTGGATCGCTCAAGTCTGCACCAACAGAAAAACCATAACCACTAGCTGCAAATATTGGAGTTATATATCCTATAGAAAAAACCCCAATAAGGACTGAATATAAAATTTTTTTAAATTTTTTCATAATTTTTTCCTCTCTTTCTTTTTTATAATTATATAATTTTTTTAAGAATTTTAATATTTAAAATATCACCTCTTCTTTCTACAACATTTCATGTGATTTTCTTTAACTTAATTATAAATAAAAATAAAAATAATTTAAATACACATTGTATCAAACATTATAGTAAGCGCTTAAAATAGAAATTAATTCTCTAAAAAATTATTTTTTATTCTTTTATACAAAAAAAATAGATTTTCATACAATCTATTTTTTAGTCTTTCTTTTCAGCTATAAAATTTATGTTGGTTTTTTCAATTATTTTTTCAAAAACATCTACCCCATAATTTACTAAGTTAGCTTCATAATCTTGAATGGTTCTTTCTTTTTTATCAATTAAATCGCCAAACTCTTTTTGAGTAAGTCCAGTCCACTCTCTAATAATTCTTATAAAGTCGCCTTTATTATAATCTTTCAAATTAACTCTCATACATAACTCCTAACTATCTATTTACATTATATTTTAAAAATTATGTAATTTGTTAAAACCCACGACCACATCGTGTGTTATAATAGTTATGTAAGGTAGAAAGGAGTTAAAATTATGTTCTTAAAAAATAATGATTTACAAAAGGAAAAGGATTTTATTAAAAGATGCAAACCACATTCTAAACAAATCGAAGATTATATTGAATCGTTTATTGCACCAGATCTAATTGCATTTTATATAGCAAGTGGTTTTTATTCATCTTCAATATACGAGCAAAAACTTGATACATTAATAACAACAGGTTTAGAATTTTTAAACACTTCTATAAATAACAACGAAATATTAATTGAAAATATAAAAAAAACACTAAAAATTAAATATAACTTATCTATAATAGAAGTAAATCCTTTAATTGTAGAAACATATTATAAATAAAAAAAGGTAGATTAGATAACTTACCTGTACTAGCATAAGTTAAATACTGCTCTCTACCTATGTTTATATTATCAAAAAAAATTAAAAGAAACAACTACCATAATTAAAATTTGCATCAGTTGTTAATTTTATGACACAAAATCAAATAAACAGAAAATTATTTTCTTTGAATCTTTTTTTATGCATTAATTTTAAAATTAAGTACATTTATTATTTATGAATACTATTAATAATATTATAATAAAAAATTAAACAATATAAAATTACAAATCTTACTTATCTTCGAAGAACTTACCTACTTCTACATCTAATACTACTGATATTTTATGTAACATAGGAATTGATATGCTATCACTACAATTTTCTGCTTCTATTCTTCTTAGATAATCAGAAGATGTTCCTATAGCTTCAGCTAAATCCATTAATCTAACATCTTTTTCATTTCTATATTTTTTAATATTTTTACAAATTACACCTTTAATATTCTCGTTAAACTTATATTCTTTCATATACACCACCTATATAAATTATCACATTATTTAAAACAAAAAGAAGTTAACAAAATACTCACACTTATGTTATAATTATGTTGATGAAAGGTTGATTTTATGCAAGTAACCAATAAAATTATAGAATTACAAATTCACTACCACATCAAGCAAACACAACTTCACATACAATTCTATGAAACAAAGTTAAATAGAATTATTAAATTAAAAAATATAGATTTAGAAAATGAACCATTTTATATTAATAAAAAAGCTCATCAAAAATGGGAAAAAGAAATAGAAAATTACGATAAAGAAATTCAAGAAACGCTATCATTAATAGAAGAAGAAAAATTATCACTAGAAGAATTGATGGGAATGTTAAAAGGCTAGTTCAAATACTAGTCTTTTTAGTAACAACCATGTTTATATTTAGGTTTATCATCTACAGTACAATAATATTTTGCTTTAGAACTTATGTACCCTTCACCAAACATATCAGTTTTAATTTTAACAACATTATTACCACAATCTTTTAAAATTTTATATGATAATCCGCCATATTTTTTAGGTTTTATTTTTGCAATTGAATTTTCTGGAGTTAATGTTGTATTTTTATAAATTGTTCTATAATCTGCATCTGGAGAGATATTTAAATATTTAATTATTGGTTTAGGTTCTTCCTTTTTAGTTCCTTTTTTTCTAAAGGCACGAGCTACTCCTGATAATCCTACTCTTGTAATTTCAGTAGCACCTTTTGGATTTTCACCAGTTCCTGCATTATTTTGAGATAAATACCAACATGATTTACCATCCCAATTATCAAAAATTGCAATATGATGTTTCTCCCAAATTACAACATCTCCTGGATACATATTTGTTGTAGGTACTTCATCAAAATATTTTAATAACAAACTTAATTTAGGTTCTTTTAACATATTTCCTACATATCCGCATCCAGATAATATATTTGCTGGTAATTCTAAGCATTTAGTAAAATAATATTGAGCTAAATCCCAACATTGTCCTCCGTATGAACCATCATAATCTAATAATCTTCCATTATATTTATTTTTAAATTCTTTATATGTCATATTATTCACCTTTACTTTCTTTTAATTGAGTTCCAAAATAGAATGCTATAATCATTAAATATATTTGTTCTATATTCATTTTCCCTATAATTGATAAATATGCTACGACTAATGTTAAAATTAAAGTTACTAAACTTTTTACATTAATTAATTTTGCTAATTTTTCTTTCATATTTACACCTTCTTATTCATTAATCTTTCCCATTTGTCGTGAATGTAAGAATTCAAATTCAAATCTTTACAATAATGGTCGTAAACTTCATATGCTCTTTTTATTTGTGTTTCATCTTTTTCTACTCCCTTTTCAATATCAGCAAGGAAGTCCACTAAATAATTTCTGCATTGATTTTCATCTATCTTATCTATTTTCTTATTTAATGGACTTAATTGCTTATTTAACACTTTCTTCATTGTTACCATTACCGCTGTTACAACACCCACAAATTCGACTATAAATAGCAAAATATTGGATATTTGACCTAATGTTATATTTTCCATTTTTAACCTACTTTCTATGATGTTCTCTTCCACATATATACCGCTAAGTATGGTGGCATAGTTGAAACACTATGGTTATGTGATGGTATGCTATGTGTATGTGAAGGAATACTATGTGTATGTGATGGCATACTATGAGTGTGTGAACTTAATGAGTGAGTATGTGAGCTTAGCGAGTGAGTATGTGAACTTAATGTGTGGGTATGACCTTGACCACCACCAGTATAATTAGTATAGTTAGCAGAACCACTAAATCCATCGGCCGCAACACCAGCTACATAGTTTAATGTACTTGTACCAGTTTTTACACCCCAAGTATTATAAGTTTGGTGATTATGAGATGGCATTTGTGCAGCTGATATTGCTGTAGAACCAGAAGTATTATTACTTGGACCGCCAGATGTATTGTTACTAGGTCCGCCTGATGTATTAGTACTAGGTCCGCCTGAAGTTCCACTAGTTGAACCAGATGTTCCACTATACGAACCTGACGTTCCACTATAATTACCAGAATTTACACTAGTAGCACCACCAGTATTACCAGCACTATATGAACTACTAGCTCCCAATAAAAATCTATCTTTTAATTGTTCCCATGTTCCACCAAACAATGTTCCTGGATTTGTAGAATTTATACTTATATAAATGCTTCCTACTGGATAAATAAGATCAGCTAATTTTTTTTGACTTATTGTAAGTGGTGAATCTAATGAAGGCATTCCATCTATTCCCATATGATAATTTCCATTACCATCTTTTAATAAACTAAATCCAACCTTACCATCTGTTATAGATATAGCATTACTTTCACTTAATTCTAAATAATAATTACTAAATCCATCTATTACTTTTAATTGTAAATCGTAAGCAACACCAACAGAAAAACCACCAGATGTACCATTTGCATGTATTAATAAATTATCTAAAATAACCTTATCATTATCATATGTCAATTTTGAAAGTTCTATAGGAATCCAATCACTATAAGTATTGGAATTTTTAGTTTTAGTTCTATATTCACATACTACTATTGAATTGTTTCCGTTTCCAAAATTTCCATTCCAAAAGTTCATTACGGCACTTAAATAAGTTTCTACATCTACTCCATTTTTTCTTTCTGTTTCTATTGATGCAAATGAAGGCTTATAGTATTGTTTGAAATTAGTTACTGTTTTAGTAATTGTTGTTTCTAGTCCTCTGCTATCTATCGCTGTTACTTTTAAACTTGATGATTTACAATTACTTATATTAGTAATTATTTCGGATTCTGAAAAATCTACAATTACTTGTTGAGAACCACATTCTATTCTATATTTTTTAATAAATGCACTATAAGTACCACTAGCTTTATTTGTTTCACTTATTTTAAATGTTGTTGTTGTTTTACCATCTACAATAGTGTCATAATTTCCAGTAAGAGTAAACAAATCGGTAGCATATTCAAAATTGCTAAACTTTGGTTTACAGTTATTTTCTTTTATCGAATAAGTATTACCATTATTTCTAATTCTCGTACTTGAACCATATACAACTTTAACCTGGTAACTTGCACTTGGCTTTTCTGGAATTGTTGCATATAAGTATGGCACAGTTGTTTCCAAACTATTTAAACCTTTATAAGTTTCTGAATTGCAAGAATACTCAACATTAATTTGTGTACCATTTCCAATTATATAAAATTTAAATGTTCTACCTAAAGGATTATAAAATTTTAATGTAACTTCATTACCCAACGAAAAATTAGGTGTTTCTGTACAATAAGGATAATCATAAGTAGTTATAGCAGAAGTTTCAGCATATCCAGCTTCACCACTTGCACTACCTATTTTTTCTACTTGTATATAATATGTTGTATTTGCACTTAAATTATTAAATGTATTAGATGTTTGCCAACTACCATAACTTCCACTACCTTGCTTTATTCTATATTTAGTAGAAGAAGCTGTAACACTACAACCAGATGTTACGGTAATACTCGTTTCAGTTTTACTTGAAAAGTTTATGGATGCAACTGTTGTAGGATGAGTAGTAACTGATAAATTACTACTATCTGTTGTAAGTTGACTATCTTTTCTTCTTATTCTTGTTTTAATATTATAAGTAGTATTAGCACTTAAATTGTATATTGTATAAGTACCACTTGTACCATCTGATACATCAACGCCTGTCCAGTTTGAACCATTATTTGTAGAATACCAAAGATAATCTACAGTATTATCTGAACTCCAATTCATTGTAATACTAGAACTTGTTTTACTTTTTAAACTTTGATAAGAGGTTCCATATCTAGGAATTTTAGTAAGTGTAACTGTTTGTGTTGTCTTATCTACTTTAAAAGCGTTACTAGCAGACCCACCATCCCAATAATTTGTCATATAATAACCTAAAGTTATTGATTTAGAACCATCATCGTTATGTGTTATTTCTTTGCTTGCAGAATATATATGTGTATATGCTCCACCACTAGAACTAGAATTTCCAGCGATTTCTAAATTAAGATTACTATCATCTCTAACTTCTGAACTATCAAAATATGCTATTCTACAACCACCAACATTTATCAAGTTAGTTACTCCAGAATATATATTAGTTCTATGTAAATATACATTTATTGTTACTGTTGATTTATTTGTTAGTGAATATGTCGCATCATCATAAGTTTCTTGCCATGAAACATAACCACTAATTGCTGTATTATAAGTAGATATATTAAATCTACCACCATTACCATATACCGTTGCCATTAAATACCACCGTCCGATTTATAGAATATTAATGTTTCATAACCTTGATAATTTATTGTTTTCATATCGTAAGTTTTAACTAACATTTCATCAAGTTGTCCTTTTTTACTTATAAAACCATCTTTAGTAAATTCTGTTACAATTTCATATAAATTTCCATTAGCAAATCTTCTAACTTGAAATCCTTGTGCTGTCATTAATGTTGCTATTTCTGAACCTGTACAATAGATTTGTAATCCCAATCTTGATAACTTTAAAATTGTATTTACTATTTCTCCACTTGCAGGTTCCCAAGAAACTTTATCACCTTTATTAAGCATTAAATCATATATATAACAATAACCATCATAGATAGATGAAGTTTCAATTTCTAAAACATAACTTGATGTTGTTGAAACAAACGAAAATATTTCTTCCATATAATCGCATTTAGCATCAATAATCTTTTCATATATTACATCGTTACCAATTAACCTAACTATTGTAGTTGTATTTTCATCATTTGAAATTTTATAAGATAATGTGTACTGACTTCCTATAACTAAACCTGATATATTATTTAAACTACTTGTCATTTTTCCTTGACTAATACCTATCTTTGCTGTAGAAACAGTTTTACCAACTAAATCTACGTCATACCCACCTTCATATTTTGAAATATCAGTTTCTTCATAAATCCAAACATCATCCCCAAATAAAAGTTGACTATCTTTTATCAAATTATTTCCGCCAGTAACTTGAAACATATTTTTTACACTGTTAATATCTTGTTCAACCTGAGATATTTTAGATGAATTATTATTAACTTCTTCTATTGTAGATTTTATTTTTCCTTCTTGTTTATTTACTTCAATTTGTGTATTTCTTAATGCTTGTCCTAGAGATATATCTTGCTTAGTTTTTATTTCTTGTTGAGTTAATATGCTACTAGAAATTGTACTTTCGAAAGTTCCATCATATGTAAAAGTATGTTCAAATATGTATGAATCAAAATAATTTTCACTATCTTGATAAACTCTAACTTTGTTACCTATTTTCAAAAATGGTTTTCCATAATAAGAAAGTAATTTATAATCTACATATTTCAATCCTTTTAATCTATTAAATATTTTTTCAATTGCACTTTCCCTTAATTCTGAATTATATAAAATATAATCTTCACTAATCGTTATAGGATACTCTCCATTCTCGTTTATACTTTCATCATCTTGAATGGAAACATTTTCATCATCTATTTGACTATTTTTTAAAATCAATGAATTGACTGGACCAAAAACATTATTACCACCTTCTAATGTAGAATAATCTTTTAATTCAAATATATAATCTGGTTCTTCATTTTCACTTAACCAAGATAAACATAATTCACCAGTTAATTCATCAATAGTTACAAACGAGCAAGAAATTATAGCTATTGTTTGTAATACCACTCTATTAGTTTCGTTATTAGTAAATGGATTTGAAAATATAGGAATTTCATTATTTATAAAATCTATACAATTAGAAAATAAACCTAGTTGACTACACACATCTTTAAATAAATCTAAAACTGTAACATTATCATTAAAATTAAGGTTGCAAATATATTTCTTATCTATATTATTTACTAAAGAACTATAAGCCGTAAATTCACTTTGTTTGTAAGTTATTAAGTCTTTTGGTTTTTCTATATAATACTTTCCTAATTCTACATATTCTACTGAACTATCTTCATATTTAAGACCTGCTTGTACTTGTAAAGTCTTATCAATTAATGATATGTCGTTTGGAAGACCAACTAATTCGCCAGTTAATTTAGAAATATATATACTTCCAATTATTGTTCCATCAATATAACAACCACTATTTATAGAAAACTTTTTTAAATAATTGTTCTCTGTAATAGTATTTTCATACCCCTCTAATTCTATTTTTCCTAATCTATTTTTAAATGCTGACTTTTTACATTCATTTATAAAATTCTCGCTAACCATAATATCACCTACAATTCTATAATTGCCTGTGATATAGGTTCATATATTTCAACTAACTTATTATTAACTTCATAAGGAAACATAGATTGAGCCAACCTATCACCCCTATAACATTGAATAGTTTTCCATTCTTTATCAAATGGATTTAAAAATTCAACTTCAATTGGTGATGGTCTTTTTCTAATCTCAGTATAAAAATCAACTAATTCATCTTCGGTTAATGGTCTTGTTACTAAATCTAATCTAAATTTAGTATTAACTACATTTAGTATCATATCTCCATTGGCATTAGTAACATCCCTACCACTATTCTTGGAAACATCATATTCTCCTATAGTACTTTGATTAGATAAATAATGAGATATATCAACTCCGTTAAGTTTTACTTTTGATAACTTTAAAGATGGACCAGATAATTTATATCTATAGCCATTGTCTGTAAATTCTTGTATCATAACTCACCAACTTTCAAATCCCTTTGAAAGAAGTGCTACATTGGAATTATAATAGGACAAACTCCAGTTTGTTTTGTTTTTTGATTTATACCATTAACCGCTGTTTCTAAAATTGTTCCTTGATCCGTAGTTGCATTAATATCTACTTGAATTGGTCTTGAATTAATTGCTCTTGCAACATAATTTCCAATATTTCTAGAAATCTCACCATTAACATTTGCATTAATATTGCTATTTAAAGAACCATTAATTTGTCCATAATCGATGTATTTATTTACATCTAAAGATAAATCGCTAGGTAAAGAATTATAATCAAAATCCATTGTTTCTATAATCTTAGAACCAAGATTTTTAATATTAGATAATGTTTCCTTTTTTTCTTTATCAAAACCTATATTAAATCCATCTAAGAAATACATACCCATTTCTTGGGTTGCTTTTGAAGGAGAATGTTCTTTTAGTGAAGATTTAAATTTAGCTAATAAATTAGCACCAAAATTTGCAATTGATGAAAATACAGAACTTTGTTTATTTTGATTTTTAATACCCAAATTAACTCCATCTATTAAATATTCTCCAGCCGTCTTAGCATCCATCTTTTTATCTTTTATTTTTTGAATAGTACCATTAACTAATTTTTCCATTGTACTAACAGAAATAGGTTTTCCAGATTCAATGCCATCAACATATAATTGCATCATTTCGTTTGCTGTCTCTTTAAATTCATATTTTTTATTTTTAAAAACACTTAATTGTTCATTAACACCTTCAAGAGTTTTGTTTTTTGCTAATTGATTTTGTAATTCCAATTCTTTTTGAACTAAATCTCTCTCTTCTTCTAGTTGTTTAATTTTTGCTTCTGTTTTAATCTTTTCTGTATTTAAATAATCTTCATCATAGTTGTATTTATTTTTCTTTAAATCTTCTAAATATTTCTTTTGAGATTCAATACTATAAGAATAATTTTTTATTGTTTCATCCTTTGTTTTTCCTTGATAATTAACTGTATCATTATATATTCTTGAAACCACATCATAATTTTTTTCAGATAATCCTACAAGAGCATTTTCATAATCTCCAATTATTTTTTGATTATTTGCCCATTGTAATCCAGCTTCTTCTTCACTTTCAGTTGCCAAGATTATAGCATCTCTCATCCTGATAGCGGCATCTCTAGTACTAGTCATTTCACTTGTCATTAATGATACATTTTTTAAGGAAAGACTTCCTGTATCTATAAAATTTTGTAATTCTTTATCTGTTAATTTAAATTGTTCTTGTAAATCTTCAAATACTGGAGTTGCCTCTTTATATGCATCTTTTGTATTTTTAATAGCATCAGCATATGCTTGTTCTAATTTAACTCTTTCATCCATAGCTAAATTATATTTTTCAGTATTTGCTTGTACTAAATACTCTGCTCTTTTGGCTTCAATAACATCATAAATAGATTGTTCTAATTCATCATATTTTTGAATTTGCCCATCTACTATGCTTATTTCAATTCCAAGAGCATTTGCTAACTCATTAACTATAAAATTAGCTCTTGATTCATAACCAGTTTTAATTTTTCCATTAGCATCAGTTATTAATTGTAACTCAGCATATAAATCCTTATAATATTCTAACTCTCCTAAATTTTGATTTAAGAATGTTTGTCTTGCGGCATCTGCCTCTACCATTGATTCTTCATATTGAATTAGAACATCATTGACATCACTAATTCTATTTTTTAAGGAATCTTCATCTTCCATTAAAGCTCTAGTAGCAACTGAACATGCACTCATTAAACCTATAATTGCACCAAATACAGTTCCTGTTGTTCCTAACAAAGGAGTTAATGTTGCCATTGAAGCTCCTACTGTTGCAATAGTTCCTATAATTCCTTCACCAACACTTATAAAATTAAATCCTTCATTCTTTAATGTAGTTACTGAATCAGATATTGCCATCAAACCACCAACAACAACACCTATATTAGATAAAGAACCTAATAATTTGTTAATTGATGTTGAAACTAATCCTACCTTAATTCCAATACTTTCTACTAATGTTATTATTGGGTTTAATATGCTAACAACTACTTTAAAACCAATAAATGTTTCAAGTAATTTAGTTAATAAATTAATTGCAAAATCACTTTTTCCAATAGACTCTAGTAAATTTGCAATTCCACTAAATGCACTGGAAATATATTTTCCAAAACTTCCATTATCAAAATCATTTTTTAAAATATTAAATACTTTAGAAATTATTTCTTTACCATATTTAACTATCTTCTTCATAGAATTTATTATTTTACCCATAGTTGTATTAGATTTAGTTAATTTAAATTTAACTTCTCCAGTTTCTTCATCTATAGTTTTTGTAAATCCTAACCACTCCATAATTCTATCTCTTATCTCAGTAGCTTTCATTCTTACTTTATCCATTCCATTGTCATATCCCTTAATTGCATCTAACAACCTTTGGTCTATTCCACCAGTAACTTCGCTAGGATTTAATTTAGAATTATTTTCGTTTATATTATTTATTTGGTCAAAACCTAATGTTTGTCTTTTTAATTCTTTTAAACTATCTGTTGCTCCATCTATACTATCTGATAGTCCACTATAAGCATCATCAGTACTTGCGATTCCAGTATTGTAATCTGATAATTGAATACCAAATATATCAGCAATTGCCTTTGATACTTCTTTAACTACCATTAATAATGCATTAGCATATGGTAAAATCTTTGCAAAAGTTCCCATAAACAAACTTGTTATAGCAACTTTAGATTCTACTAAAAGGTTTTTAAATACCTTCATTTGGTTTGCTGGAGATTCAATTGTATCAGCATAATCTCCCATAGCTACCTTAGCTTGCTCAAGAGCGGCTATATATCTTAATATTTCTTTTTCTCCTTGAGATAAATCACTAACAGACCTATCAATAATACCTAAAGACTCTAATATTGGTTTCATTGTTGATTGAGTAACATCTATACCATAAGATCTTAATGGTTTTGTCTGTCCAGCATAAACACCAGCTCTTAGAGCTTCAGCAACATCACTTTCTGATTTGTTATATAAAGATGCTAAATCATATGTAAATTTAGTCATAGTTTCTGACATTATTTTTGAATAAGCATCTGGAATACTTGCATTTTCTGCCATTGATTGGAACAATGCTTGATACTTTAATGTTTCAGTCATATTAGTACCAAATGCCTCATTTAATGTATATTGAAATCTTGTTGCACTTTGTCCTAAAGTAGAAAATGTTTTAACTCCATTTTTTTCTATATTTTTAAAAACAACATTAAATAAATTTAATTGTTCAGTTCTATCAGTTGATTCATTCATCCAATTCAAGAATGTAGTTGATAATCTTTTAACACCATAATATAATCCAACTAAAGATAATGATTTACCTAAACTACCAAACATTGATGTTGTCTTTTTAGTACTATTACCTAATTTCTTAACATTTGATGTTACTCTCTCTATAGAACCATCTTGTCCTAACTTAAAAATAGTGGAATATAATTTTTTTCCTGTTTTTTCACTAGTTGTTATTGTAGAATTTAAAACTTGACCTTCTTTATTTATTTTTGTTGATACTTTCTCAACAGAATTTCCTAATTTAAATACTTCATCTGTAAGTTTATGTAAATTATTTATAGCTTCTTTTGCTACTGCTTTAATATTTATTTCTAATGATTGATTTTCTTCCATTATTCCACCACCTAACTATCCCTAGTTTTAGTAGTGCTACTTTCTTCTTTGCCCTTTATTGCCTGAACTTGTAATACTCTATTTTTTATTTTTGCTACCAATAATTCTTGTTCATTTAATCTTTCTTCCTCTAAATTATTTGAAGTCGAACTATATGGTTTTTTAGAATATTCCATTTTTTTATTTCCAAAACAATTACATAATGCTACATGTATAGATTCACAAATATACATTCCTTGTAACCATGCATTATGATTAAAAATTTCTTGTTCTTCAAGTTTCTTTTTATAATAAGAAAAACGGTATGCCCAGAATAAGTCAGGGCTATCTTCCCAAAACTCTTTCACTGACATACCGTATGTAATTGCCATAGGCAACAAATCATAAAACCAATCAGTTAAGTTTTTATATTGTTTGCCTTCTTCTTGATTAATTATATCTCTGTTATCTTTAGAACTTCGTTCTCCACTAATTCTGTATCGGCTAGGGCATTCATAAAAGCTGAATATTCTTCTATAGCGAATTTAATTACACTAGCAACCCTATTATTCTTCTCATATGTTTCTAATAATTTAATTGCTAAATTACCATTTACTTCTGGATGATTTGCTATAAATAAACTAGTCCATAATAAGTCATAATATGTTAAAGGTTTATTTTCAAAATCTGCTATTGAAAAGCCATTTGCCTCTAACCATTTTATTGAAGTTCTATTTAATTGTAATTTATAGTTTTTTTCATTGATATTAATTTCTAATAATCTCATCGTTTTTCCCTACTTTCAATTTTTATTAAGTTGTTGCTATCTTTCCAGATACTTCTTCTTTTGTTAAATATGCTGGAGATACACTTGGTACTGTATGTAAAGTACATTCAATTGCACTACCTACAGATACTTCATTAATCCATGTTTGAACTGAACCATTATATTCAACTCCAGTTCCATCTGGTAATTTAATTAAAATATCTTTAGAAGTATTATCACAAACAGCTTGTACTGCCTTTAAATTAGCATCTGTATAGTTGTATGTAAAATCCATATCTCCAGTGTCTGGTCTATCAGCAATATAAACTTTTGTCGGATCACTTGAAGTTGTAATTTCTACAGTTCCACCAGCTTGTCCTGTTTGTGGCATTCCTTTTACAGCAACTAATACCGCTTTTGAATAAGTTTCTTCAGTTGGTGCTTTAACTCTTAATTCAATACCTAAATCTAAATATCCATTCATTTTATTCACCTCTTATTGTAATCCCCTTACATATGAGTGCTACTTTATTTAGGATAAATTACCAAATTATCTAAGCCATATTTAGTATCTAATATTCCTGTTGCTCTAATTAAATTTCTATGAACATTTTCATCTATATTAGCAACATCATATTCTACTTTTAAATGCATGTGATAAGTAGATTCTAAATACTCTAAAATAACATTAGTTACTTCATCACATATAGTTTTTTTTGATAATTTATTTGTTCCATTAATTTGGTCTTGAGCATAAATATTTATTTCAATTCCAAAAGAATAATTTTCTTCACCATAGTTTAAATTATTATAACTTCTTTCTATAGGTAATAATTTAATAGGAACTATTGGAAAAATCTTACTATCTAATGGTACATTTTTAACTATCTTAGGTTTATATATAGATTTACTCTCTACATATTCTTTTAATCTAGGATATATATCGCTATTAAAAATATTTTCAAATAACATTAATATCACTCCTTTAAAGAATTTCTAAACTTTTGATATTGTTCATCGTTTAATGAACAAGTAATCGCATAATTATAATACTCACCCATATATTTTTTTATAATTTGTTCCGCATCATAATACATATGCTTAGCTTTCATACCTTTAGTAGTTATAAACGACTCTGTCTTTTTATTGAAATATACCCATCTACCATATTTATCTTTATATTGAGATTGTAGATTATATTGATAACCTGTAGAATTTGTATGAGTACCAGAACCTATAATTCCTGTTCCATACTCATTAAAGATTACTATCCAATCATTAGTCCAAATTCTAAAACCATTTCCATCACTTATAATTTCTTTATGTAATGTATTGATATGATTTTTCAAATTATTATTTTTATATAATTCAATCAATAATTCATAAGTAGTTTCCATTAAATCCATAGTAGCAATTTTAATATTACTTTTAAGTCTACTTTCTATTTTTTGAAGTTTTTTTTGAAACTCTTGTAGACTTTGTACTGATAGATTTATTTGATTCTTCATCAATTACCTCATCAATAGTTATTTGCTTTTCCTTTTTCATTTTTTTTAATTTAAAACCACTTTTTAAAAATTTATCTTTTGTTTTTTCATCATAAACAATTATGCCATTCGTAAATTGATACATATTCCACCTACTTTCCAGTAAGTTTTTCAAAATATATTATTATTACAGAATTACCATTTCTAGGTGGTAGCAATCTATAATTTGCTTTCTCACCATTAACTATTTCATCAATAGGATTTGCATCATCTAAATAAGCTATATCATATTCTTTAAAAATATTTTTATATGAAATAGGAATTACTGCTTTTTGCATTATATTTGCTTTTTCTCCAAATTCTACTATTTCAGAATAAGAACTTATTGGTTGATAATTAAATTTATATTTTATTGGTTTATCATAAGTAACAACTTCATTTCCTTCTTCATCTAAATCAACACTTACTTTCTTAGAAATGTATAGTTCTTTTTTCCATTTAGAAGGATTTGCATTTATTTCAAACATTATCTAGGAACTCCTGCTTTTGGAATTAATTCATTCATTAAACTAGTAGAGATTAAACCAGTTAGAAAAGTTACAGATAAACCATTTTCACTATATGATTGCACATTAGTTGTACCTATCTTTTTATAAAGTTCTATAGCACATCTAGTTTGCCAATTAATTATTCTATAATTATTAGGTAATTCTTGAATTTCTTGATTATAAGGATAAAGTGTATTTAGAGCCACAACTTTTGCATTATTTAACATATTAACAAACACTTCATCATTGTTATCATCTTCAGTATTTCCTAAAATATCTAATCGCATTATTTTAAGTTGTTCTTCTTGACTCATAAATACACTTCCTATCTATTAACTACCCTGATACTTCTTCAGTAACAGTAACAATTTTTTGTCCAGTTGGAGCAACAAATTCAGTAGATAAATTTGTGATTTTTCCATGATACCATTCTGGTCCGTGGTCTAATCCAATTTGCCCAAATAATTGATATTTAGTTCCAGCACCTTGTTTAGCTAACTCTTCTAAGAAGAAATTTCCTTTTCCTGGTGTTGGTTGTTCTACTGGTCCTACAACTGATGGGTTAATAACTAATGCTGTTCCTTCTGGAATAAATTCACCTAAACCTAATTTTACAGTTGTACCAACTGGTAAAATTAAATCTCTAACTTGAATTCCGTAAGAAGTTGTATATTCTTTTCCTACAGGCATTCCTAATTCAATAGCATTACCATGTAATTGTAATAAGTTTACTGAATTTAATAAGATAATTAAATTATCAATTTCTCCTCCAGCATTACTGATTAATGAAACTACATCGTTTACTAACCATAAGTCTAATTTAGAACCATTTGCATTTTTTGTATTAGTAGTTATAGCTTCTACCATACCTCTTGTTTTATTAACTTCTGTATCACTTGTTGCTTTATTAAATTTTCCTTGAATAAATGTTTTTTCAATACTTCTTTTTAATTTTTCCATTTTTCTGGCAACTTGGAAATCTAATTCATTTTGTGGATTAGCACTTTGTCCTGCTAAATTAACACCACTTAATGTTGCCATATTTGATTGTTTTGCATAACTAATAGCTACAGCATCCATAAATATTTGAGTAACATTTGATAATTGATTTCTTGTTACGAATGATGCTGTTGGAGCTGTTAATGATGCTGTTTCACTAATTTCAGGTATTTCTCCTTCTTCACTTGAGAAATATTGTCCAGTAACGAATTCAACTGAATTAGTATATTTAACATTTCCACTGATCATATTTAAAAATGGAGTTTTTGTATTTGCTTTGTTGTATAATAACCCTGAATAGTTAGGGCAATTAAAAGATTGTACAGTTTCTGTTCCGTTCATTATTTTCACCTCGTATAAAATTTTCTATCCCTTTTTTTACGAGTGCTACTTTATTTAAATTTTAGGTTTGTTTTGTTCTTGAAATATTTGTGTCATTAAACTTGTTTGTTTAATTACATCTTTATCTTTGATTGCTTGTTGTAACTCTTTTTGTAATGATTCTAATTTAGATACATTAGAAGAACTATCTACTCCACCAATTGGTTTAGGAGTATCTTTTAACAACTTTGTTGTTGTTTCTTTTTCAGTGTTAGTTTTAGTTTTATTTAATAAAGATATAAAACTATTTGTTAATTTAATTGATTTGTCCATATCTTCACTAATAATGTTTTGTAAAGTTTCTTTTAATTCAGTATCTTCATCTGTAACTTTAATACCATTATCTAAAAGCAAACTTTTAACAGCTAATTCACTAGCCTTAATATTATTTTGTTTTACTTTTTCTGCTAATTCAGTTTCTTTGGCTTGATTTAATTCTTCTTCTGTCATTTTTGATTTTTTATAATCATTAAATTCAGTTTGTAAAGTAGAATAATTTGATTCACTAGTTTTTAATCTAGTACTTAAATCATTGTACTTATCTTTAGGAATAACTAATGTAGCTAATCCCTTTTTGATAGCTTCTACTCTTTCTTCATTTGTTACATAAGTTTCATCACTTAATACATTTTCAATTACTTCATTCATTCATTAACCTTTCTCACTCTTACGCTTTTATGGTTGCCACGTTCCAACAATTGAGTGTCATACAATTATGCTCTGTATGATGAGCAAATTTTTATATAAACTATATTCATAGTTTTTACCTTAATGGCGTACACTAGAGGACTCGAACCTCTGTGTCGAATAATCGACCTAACAGTTTAGCAAACTGTCCTCATCACCAACTAGAGTAAGTGTACATGGCGATGTGTGTAGGACTCGAACCTACAAGTCAACAACGACCAATGGTTTTCAAGACCACCTGACTACCATTATCACAACACATCATGGTACTCGTGATAGGACTTGAACCTATAAGGAATACTCCAACGGATTTTAAGTCCGTCTTGTTTACCAATTTCAACACACGAGCATTATGGTCTGGTATGAAGGATTTGAACCTCCACTCCCTACATCCCAAATGTAGTGCTTTACCAAATTGAGCTAATACCAGATGGAGAGCCATATCAGAATCGAACTGATACCAATAGATTGGAAGTCTACTATTCTACCTTTAAACTAATGACTCATGGCAAATCGACTAGGACTTGAACCCAGATAAACGGTTTTGGAGACCGACATGTTACCAATTACATCATCGACTTATGGTGCTGGATATCCGACTTGAACAGATAACCTGATGATTACAAAACACCTGCTCTACCAATTAAGCTAATCCAGCATAAGAAGACTATTTATTATCTTCTATTTCTTTATTTTCTTTTTTATCATTATTCTCATTTATTTGTTTACTAGCTTTATCTACAAATAACTTAATCCAATTTTCTACACCACCATAGAAATCCATAGATTTATTAAATGCCTCATTAGTATCACTATATAAACCACTAGTTGTCATTGCAACATCTGGAGCAATACCACTTTGTATTTGATTCATTAAACCTTGAGATTTAACTAAGAAATTATCAGATTTATTTCTAGTAAATTTTTGGTCTATATCTTTTAATGATAATGATTTGATTTCACTATCTGGAGATAATTTACAAATTCTTAGAATTAAATTTATTTCAGGTTTAGCACATCTTTTAAATTCCATTTCATCTTGTCTTGCTCTAGCATCAGCCATAGTCCAACCTTCACCAAGTTCTCTTGCTGTGCCTGTATCTCCACCACTTGCTTTTTCATTATTTTTTGGAATACCAATAATATTTAGGGCCGCATTAAACAATCTATCATGTAATACTTTAGTATTTTTATGGTCAATATTATTTGATAATAATTTTAAATCAGCAGGTCTACTAGGATCAGAAGTTGCTATTTTAACAGCACCTAAATCTAATAAATCTTCATAATCTTCTTTATCAATGTCTTGATTGACAAATACTAAAATACTTTGAATAAATTGTTCTAAACCATCTATTTCATCAGATGTTACTTTATTTAATTGATTTAATAAGTCCATTACAATTTCAATTATTCCTAATCTTGATTTATTTAAATAATATTCAAAAATTGGAATATCACCTAAAATATGGTATTTAACAAATTTAACATCAAAACTTGATGAAAAACTATCTTTATCAAAAGTATAAAAACCATTATTTGTATATATACTACCTACTATAGATGTATCTTTAACATTTTTAGTATAAGTACAAGCAAATAATCTTTTATGTGGTAAATAACTTGAATAAACAATAAATGTCGTTTTACTATCTAGATTTTCTATTTCAAAAGGACTATCTTCATTATCACTAGGCAAAACTAATCTATGTCCTATTCCTGATATATATAAACTTTCAGCAAGTTCTGTATCTTTTGGATATTTATCTTCGGCTAACATATAACTATTTAAAATTCCAACTTCATTATTTGCTACTTCTCCCCTTTGAACATATTGTATAGGTTCTCCAAATACATAGCTCTTTTTAAACTCAGTTACAAAGTAAGCATTGTTTTCAACTACTGTATTATTTATTGTTGGTCTTATTTCTTTAGTCTTTCCTAATATGGGTTGATAACCTTTATAATATTTTTCCAAATAATCAATTTCTAATGAGTTATTTAAATGCACACTAAATACATCATTCAATATCTTAGAAATCGTATTTTCATCCATATCTTCTTGTTTATAGTCTGCATATATAATTTTTCTACCAAACAATCTCATTTCTGGAGGTCCAATTCTAACATTGGTTATTGTTTGAGTAGGAATGTTTGCATTTACTTTTTCTTCCTTTACTTCTTCCATTATTTCACCACTTTTCTATTTGGAAGTTCCCAAATAAGAAAATAAGGGAACACAACTATAAATAAATTTACGGTTATGCTCCCGCGTAGCACTTCGAGTAACCAATGAAGGGAAAAACTTGATTACTCGTGTATATTTATATAATAAATATAAAAAAAAAGACATCTATGATGTCTAAAAGTCAAATATATATTTGATTAATTCTTATTCTAATCAATAAATTGTAATTTGTAATTAAAATAATATATTAATATTAATCCAACCTTTGTAATTTATTTATTTCAACCATAGAGCCTTAAACTTCCTATCTTTAAATTAGCTACAGTTCATAGTTCCATTACTAATTGCCTTACATTCAAAATCATCCGATGAAACTCCAACATTCACAGTACCATCTCTATTTGTTGCAGCAAAAATATCATCTTTACAAATTATAAAATATTCATCTTCTTTACAATTATCATCACCAAATATTCTTCTTAATATATCAGCATTATCTTCATATTTTGAACCATCACGAGTACCTTCAATACAAAAAACATTTTCATTATTAATCCCACAAGCAAAACCTCTTTTAATCTTTCCATTTTCTAATGTGTGACCTAAAAACATTTTTCTGCTCTCACCATTTGTAGTTTTTAGTTCTTTATAATCATAAGTATAGTCTTTTAAAGTGTTATTTACACCATATTGTTTACTAGACTCTTCACTATAAAAAGAAAAAGCACAGTTTTCACATGAATTAATTGTCATTTTCTCTTTTGTATAACAAGCCGTAAGCGTAAAAAAAGTAACTGTCAATAATAAAAAAGCAAAAATTTTTTTCATATATTTCACCTCCTAATAATTATTTTACTACCAATTCTTTATTTAACATTATCATAATCATTTATGATTTTTAAAAGACTATTTAAATCTTCATCTGATATTTTTGCTTGTTTTTTACCTTTTTGTATTTCTTTACAACTTTCTTTTAAATAATATACTTCATCA